CTGACCCATGGGCCAAGGCAGGCGGCGGTTCGGGAGCGGCAGGCGGTCAAGTGGGCATCAAGCGCAAGAAATTCTGGTACGCAGTCGAGACGCACTTCCAGCAGGAGGGGCGGGCCAAGCGCGAGCTGACTCAGCAGGGCTACGTCGTCGAGTATCCGCTGGTGCAGACTGCGAGGGACTCCAAGGGAGTTCGGGCCGTGAAGCCGCTGTTCGAGGGCTACGTCTTCGTGAAGGAGTCCGCGCAGTGGCGCTCCATCAACGGGACACGCGGTGTCAAGCGCCTCATGATGATCGACGAGCGGACGCCCGGGCGGGTGCTGGACTCCGATCTCCAATACTTCCGCGACTGCGAGGATGACTTCGGGTACTTCCGCGATCCAAGCGTTCGCGTGTTCAGGCCGGGCGACTGTGCGACCCCCCGATCAGGGCGCTTCGCTGGACTGGCCGGTGAATTTGTGAAGATGACCAATCGGAAGCGGTGCGAGTTGCTCTACTGGATGTTCGGGAGAGCGGTGACTTCGTCGCATCTGGTGGACGACCTGACCTGAGTCGCAAGACGCGGGCGAAACTGACGCTATGCTGAGAAACCTCGCTGGTTTGAGTGGGGATGGCGGTAGCGTGCCTCGTCGCTAATTTACCGGAGTCCTAGCTGAATGAGTCCAAAGCCGAAGCGAGCACGAGCGAAGGGGAAGGGAGGGAATCCCAAGCCCAATCCTGGTGGACTCGTAAAGTTCAGGAAGGGCGAGCGTCCAGTCGGCAGGCAGAAGGGCGTGAAGAACAAGCTCGGCCTCAAGGTGAAAGAGGCGATCCTCGAGGCGGCCGAGCGCAGCGGGTCCAACGGCAAGGGCAAGGACGGCGCTGTCGGCTATCTCGTGTGGCTCTCGCGCACCGAGCCAGCCGTGTTCGGTCGCATGCTCGAGAAGATCATGCCAACGCAGATCGACGTGAAGGACAAGACCACTCACGCGATGACCCCCGACGAGGCGGTCGCCCGCCTGCGAGAGCGCGGCCTGCCCGTACCGCAGGACCTGCTGGACCTGACCAAGCACGTCGTGAAGGCTGTCCAGCAGCGCAACGACGAGGACGACGAGCTGGACAACGACGAGTTCAACGAGCCGACGGCTCCCGAGGTCGGCGAGGCCGGTCACGAGGAGACCGAGCCGGTCGACGACGAGGAGGACGTGGAGTGATGTTCCCGAGAGCGATAGGCGACAAGGTGCTCGGCATGATAGCGAGTGGCGCAGAGAACCCCGAGCTGCTGAGGGCGCGCAAGGCTGGATACATGGGCGCGGTCCTCGATCGCATCATCGCGCCGCCCGGCATCAGCCGCCCGTCGCAGGGCAAGTCCACCGTGATTCGGCCGCAGGGTAAGACGCGCACGGACAAGCAGCGCATGAGGGGACTGCGGCCGTGAGCCTCAACACTCCGCAGTTCGTGCTGACGGTGCTCGTGCTGGCGGGCTTCGCCGCGACCGTCGGCCTCTACATGTTTCTCGACATGTCCGTGAAGAACACCGAGGTCGTCTCGCACATCATCACGTCCATGGGCACCGCGTGTCTGCTGACGCTGGGCTTCTGGTTCAAGGGACCGTCGACGTGAGTCGCTGTCCCATCGTCGCCTGCAAGACCGTCGCGTGTCACTGGCGCGGACGCATGCCTGCGGGCAGGCATCCAGTGTGTCCGTCGTGCCAGCGTCATCTCGTGTATCGCCCGGGTCGCGAGGTACGCGACAACTATCCCGCGCGAACCGACTACTCAGTAACGCAGAGGAACCATTGATGAGCGCCAACGCGGAACCGCGTCCTCCGGTCATGACGGAAGAGGACTGTGTCAACATGATTACGCGAGCCGTCGCGGGCATCGAGCGAGAGAACAAGAAGCCGCTCATCGAGCTCGCCGGGCGCGTGCTGCACAACATCGAGCGCATCGCCGACGCTCTCGAGCGCAGCTCAGACGCGCTGAGTGCAGAGCCCGTCAAGGCGCTGTTCGAGGCCGACCGCACGTGAACATGCACTCGCCGTCCTTCGCCCGTCGGCTGACGGAGGACGACCTCGACGCCATAGCGGAGTTCTACGCGGCTCAGGCTCGTGAGAGTTTCTGGGCCTTCCGCAGATTCATGGACCCGGACCTCGTGCAGGGCTGGTTCCCGCGCGAGCTGGCGATCAAGCTTCAGCTGTTCTACGACAGACTGATAGCGGGCAAGCGGCCCAAGCTCGTGATCGTCGCGCCTCCGCAGCACGGCAAGTCGCGCGGTCTGCACGACTTCGCGGGCTGGGTCGCAGGCAAGGCCCCCGATATCAAGCAGATATACGCGTCGTTCTCGTCCGACCTGGGAACGGGGGCCAACGCGGCGATGCAGAAGATGCTGGACGACCCGCGCTATCACCTCGTGTTCCCGAAGACCACGATCAGCAGAGCCAACGTGGTGACGGGAGCCAACCGGGCCAAGCGCAACTCGCGGCTCATCGAGTTCCAGGGATACAAAGGGAGCTTCCGCAACACCACCGTCAACGGGCAGATCACCGGCAAGACGCTGGGACTCGGGACCATCGACGACCCCATCAAGGGCCGCGCGGAGGCGAGTTCGAAGACGATGCGCGACAAGGCGTGGAACTGGTTCATGGACGACTTCTTCACGCGGTTCACCAACGAGGCGGGCATGATCCTGACCGCCACTCGCTGGCACGTGGACGACCCGACGGGTCGCTTCATCGAGAAGTTCCCGGACGCGATCGTGCTGACCTACCCTGCGCTGAGCACCAAGGACAACTCGCGTCGCTACGACATACGTCGGGGCATCGACGAGCCGCTGTTCCCGGAGTTCAAGGACTTCAGCTTCCTCATGGAGCGCAAGACCTCGGGCACCATCGCGTCGTGGGAGTCGCTGTATCAGGGCTCGCCGATCGTGACCGGAGGCGGCATCTTCCCGGTGGACCGCATCAAGGTGGCGAAGGCGCTGCCGGACAAGAAGCAGATCACCAAGTCCATCCGCTACTGGGACAAGGCCGGGACCACCGACGGCGGCGCGTTCACGGCGGGCGTGCTCATGCATCTCCTGAAGGAGGGAGGCTGGCTCATCAGCGACGTGGTTCGCGGGCAGTGGTCGGCGTTCGAGCGCGAGCGCAAGATCATGGCGACCACCGAGCGCGACGAGGGGCTGCTCGGCAAGTTCGGCTTCGACGTGTGGGTGGAGCAGGAGCCGGGCTCGGGCGGCCTCGAGAGCGCAGAGCGGACCATCGCCATGCTCGCGGGCTACAAGGTCTACAAGGACAAGGTCACCGGCAAGAAAGAGATTCGGGCCGACCCCTACGCGGCGCAGTGGCAGGGCGGGAACATCAGCATCTACGAGGCCAAGTGGAACGACGCCTTCCTCGACGAGCACGAGTCGTTCCCCAACAGTCAGTACAAGGATCAAGTGGACGCGGCTGGCGGCGCGTTCACGAAGCTCGTGAAGAAACAGTACGCCTATGACACCAGCATGCGCTGGGTGGGAGCGATGAATGCCAACTAAGTCAGCCAAGGCGAAGGCGAGCGCGGCTCCGTCATCGCCGATTCGCGACGGTGGTCGCGCGCCGCATCCACTCAACGCGCGAGTGGGCGACAATCTCGTCAATCTCGTCACCGGCATGGGCACGAGCAAGGACAAGGGCACCGCGACGCAGTTCGCGTTCGTGGCGCTCGACCGAGCGCAGGCCGAGGCCGCCTATCGCGGCGACTGGATGAGCCGCAAGGTCATCGACATTCCCGCGTACGACGCGACCCGCGAGTGGCGCACGTGGCAGTCTGACAGCGCCGACATCACCAAGCTGACCGACCTCGAGAACGCGCTCGGTATTCAGCGCAAGACGATGGCGGTTCTGCAGAAGGCGCGACTGTACGGCGGCGCGGCCCTCGTACTCGGCGTCAATCAGGGCAGGCCGGAGGAGCCAATCGACTTCGAGGCGCTCGGCAAGGACTGCCTCCAGTTCGTGCACTGCGTGAACCGTCACGAGATCACGGCGGGTCAGACGGACTGGGACATCATGTCGCCGTACTTCGGTCAGCCCAAGGAGTACACGCGTCAGGTGGACGGCACCACTCCCATGGTCCTGCATCCCTCGCGCGTGATCCGCTTCGTGGGTGCCGAGATTCCGGACATCAACACGGCGCAGGGATGGGGCGACAGCATTCTCCAGATCGTGCAGGACGCGATCATCTCGACGGGCACCGTGTTCCAATCGATGACCTCCCTCGTGCAGGAGGCCAAGGTTGACATCGTCAAGATACCCGGCCTGTCCGAGCAGATCAGCAACGCCGAGTACGAGGCCATGCTGAAGACGCGGTTCGCGCTGGCCGCCCTCATGAAGTCCATCTACTCCGTCCTCATCATCGACAAGGAAGAGGAGTGGACGCGCGTCAATCAGGCGTTCAACGGCATGCCCGAGATCATGCGCGAGTTTCTCCTTCTGGTGTGCGGCGCGGCCGACATTCCCGCGACGAGGTTCCTTGGCATGTCGCCCGCTGGCATGAACTCGACTGGCGACAGCGACACGCGCAACTACTACGACCGCGTCGCCACCGAGCAGAAGATCGAGATCACCCCGAGGCTCGAGTCGCTCGACACGCTCCTGCAGATCAGCGCGCTGGGCAAGGCTCCCGCCGGGATGCACTACAACTGGAACCCGCTCTGGCAGATGAGCGAGAACGAGAAGGCCGACATCGCGGTCAAGCAGGCCACGGTGATGACCGCCGACGTGAACGCGGGTCTCATGGACCCCATGGTTCTGCAGCACGCTCGCGAGAACCAGCTCATCGAGAGCGGCTTCTATCCCGGCATCGAGGAGATCATCGACGAGTACGGCACTGACATCGACGAGCGCGAGCCCGAGGTCGACCCCAACGCGGCGGCGCTCATCGATCCGGAGACGGGGCAGGCCCCCGATCCCGCGGACCCCGAGGCCGTGGCGCGCTCGAAGCCGGACCCGAGTGCCGCGCCGAGCAACGTGGTCCCCTTCGGCAAGAAGCCCAAGAAGGGTGCACCGCCCGCCAAGGGCAAGAAGGCGGCAGCGGGGGACGGCGTGCTCTCGTCAATGGCGGCTCGCATACGGGACGCGACGCTCACGGAGGACACGAGCACGCCTCGCACGCTGTTCATCAGCAGAGCCGTCAAGAACTGGCGGGCCATCCGGGCCTTCTACGAAGAGCAGGGCGTCGCGAACGTCAAGAGCGAGGACATGCACGTCACGATCTGCTACTCGAAGAAGCCGGTCGACTGGCTCGACGTTCGCGAGGACGCGTGGGGAAATCAGGACGAGAAAGGCAATCTCACTGTCCGTGCAGGAGGGCCTCGCGTCAACGAGCAGTTCGGCAAGTACTTCGTGCTCGCGTTCGCCAACTCGGACCTAGCCTACCGCCACTCCAGCATTCTCGAGCGCACCGAGGGGACGTGGGAGTACGATGACTACACTCCGCACGTGTCCATCTCCAAGGAGCCGGGCGCGGTCGACCCCCTCACCACGAAGGCGTGGACGGGACCCATCGAGCTCGGCCCCGAGATCTTCGAGGAGATTCAGGTGGACGGCGCTCTGTACGAGGGCGGCATATACAATGCGCCGCCCGAGCTCGCGCGAACGGAGGACGCAGTGGACTCAGCCAAGCTTCTCACGGCGATGGTGGACGCCATCAGGGCCATGCCGCCGCCGGTCATCAATGTGACGGTTCCCAAGGTGAAGAGAACCGAGAGTATCAAGATCCAGCACGACGACAAGGGTCGTGCCACGGGTGCCGTCAAGACCATAACCGAAACAGAGGAATAGACCAATGGCTTCACTGATCTTCAACCCGATGCTCAATGCGTGGGCGAAGGGCAACATCGACTTCGACACGGACAGCTTCAAGGTGATGCTGGTCACGTCGAGCTACACGCCGAACAAGGACACCCACGACTTCCGCAACGACGTGACCAACGAGGTCTCGGGCACCGGCTACTCGGCCGGGGGCGCGGCGGCCACCGTCACCGTCAACGCCGTGGACACGACCAACGACCGCGAGGAGATCACACTCGGCGGGGCCTCGTGGTCCACGTCGACCATCACGGCGCGGGGCGCGGTCTACTACAAGGCCCGGGGCGGCGCGAGCTCGGCGGACGAGATCATCGCGTACATCGACTTCGGCGGCGACGTGTCCTCGTCGGGCGGCACCTTCACGCTGACCGACTCGACCCTTCGGCTGCAGAACTAAGGGAACTGAGCAGCCCTCATGGCACTCGTATCACCAGTTGATCGGCGGGCATCGTGGCTCTAGCGATTCACGGCACGCCGGTCAACACCCACGACAACAGTGGAACGACGACCACCGTATCGGCGACGATCACGACGACCGTCGCGACGGTGCTGATCGCGGTCGTCGCTCCCTATCACTCGGGCGGCTCGGGTCCTCCGACTGTCACGGGTGTCACGGGCGCGGGCCTGACGTGGACCAAGCGAGCGTCGAACACCTACCCGAATCCCACCTCGGGCACGGTTCGCGTCGGACTCGAGGTCTGGTGGGCGAACGCACCATCGGCCGTCACGGCGCAGGCTGTTCAAGCAACGCTCAGCAGTGCGCCGAACACCCGCCTAGACATCATGGTGTTCGCGGTGTCGGGGTCTGCGACACCGAGCGCCCCGTGGGATACGGAGTCTTCCCTTCCGGGCAAGGCGCAGGCTTCGGGCGCGACCCCGTCAAACCCGACGCGCTCGACCACCATCGTCGCGACCAACGCGATGATGCTCGGGTTCATGGCATACGGATGGAACGCGAACGCGGCCAACACCGCAGGCTCCGGCTTCACGGACATTCTCGCGCCGACGACCGACAACGGTCTGCGCAATCACTGGGAATACAAGCTAGTCACGACGGGTCCGAATGCGTTCACCGTCAATTTCACGGGCAATCAGCAGTTCTGGACCCTGATCACCGACGCGCTGAACGGCGACGTGGCCGCCGGGGCCACCGCGAACGGCGACACGGTCACGGCGACTGCGTCCATCTCTGCGTCCGGCGCGGCATCGGCCACCATCAGCGCGGCTGGCGTCACGCTTCCGTCGCTGACGACCTCGATCTCCGCGTCGGGCGTGGCCAGCGTTGCCGACGTGGCCGACGGCGACACAGTCACTGTCACCGCGTCGCTGATCCCCGGCACCGCGTCGGGCGTCGTCAACGGCACGGCACCGGGCGACACGATCACGGTCACGGCGTCGCTGACTGCGGGCGCTGCCACGTCCGACGGCGACGCGGACGGCGACACCGTCACGGCGACCCTGTCGCTGATTGCTGGCTCCGCGAGCGTCGACGCCACGGCAGACGGCGGCACCGTCGAGGTGGTGCTGTCGCTGATCGACGGCGTGGCAGACGCGGGGTCTGCGACGGCGGTCGGCGCTCTGTTCAACGTGCTCCCGCAGCTGATACCCGGCTCGGCGGTCTCGGGCGGACAGGGTCTCGGCGCTGTACTGCCGATCGCGGTGTCACTGATCGAGGGCACGGCGTTCGGCACCGGCACCGACGCGACGGCGACGGGCGCGGTCATGCCCGTGACGCTGTCGCTCATCGAGGGACAGGCCACCGGCGCGACCGACGCCACGGCAGACGGCGTCGTGCTGCCGTTCGCGGTGTCGCTGATCGATGGCGCGGCCGAAGGCTCCGGGCCGGAGTCGAACGGTGTCACACTCACTGTGACCACGAGCATCGTCGCTGGCACCGCCACGGGCGGCGCTGCGCCAGAAGAGGGCGGCAACACCACTCGCTTCGTAAGCGGAATGCCGTTCGGTCCGTCGGTGCCCGTGCCTCCGGTCGTGAACGCGAGGGCGCGCGGGGCCACTATCGTGGTCGGGCTCCGCCTCGAGAAGGGCAGCGTGATCATCGACAACTCGCGCACGGTCGAGGTCGAGGTTGTCCGCGAGGTCGCCGCGCCCCCGATTGTCATCCAGAACGTGACGGTCAGCGGGCACGAGATCATCAAGCGCATCATCCTCGAGGCGGGGGTCGCGACGGGTGACGCGGTCGCGGGCGGTGCCGTCGTGGATCAGGACAAGGACTGGCGTCCGTACGACGCGGCCCTGATGAAACTGCTGGAGATGGCATGACGCCGGAGAATCAGGAGGACCGCGACAACGCGCTGCGAACTCCGTGGTGGCTCTACGTGGTTCTCGCAGTCATGTTCCTCGCGATACCGGGCGGCGTGCTCTGGGCGTGGTGGATCAACGCGATGTGGCCGATGACAATATCTGTCATCGCCTTCATTCTTTTCTACGCGGGATAGGAGGACACTGTGAAGTACACTCTAGCAACGCTGCTCGTCATCGTTCTGCTTCTCGCGGGCTACGCTCTGTTCGGTCGCGCGCTGGCCATGGCTCCAACTCAGTTCGGCGAGTTCAGCGAGGGCTACCTGAAGCGGAAGGCCGAGCGCGCCGAGAAGCGCAAGCAGCGACGCTGCATCGTCGATTTCCGTTTCGACAGGGCGCTCGAGCGCGGCGGCGAGCCGACATACATCTACGGCCCGTGCCCGAAGAGGCGCTCGTCGGTGATGTGCTTCGACTTCAACCGCGACGACACGCCGCGCGGCTTCGCTCGCGCACTCGAGAGGCCGGTTCCGTGCCGGGATATCGTGAACTGATGCTCCAGTATCACGGTCACACGTTTCGGGACTCGTCGCGGTGCACGTGTTGCGCCGTCGGCGACGAGAGGGCCACTGTCGTGGTGGACCCGACGAACACCGGCAAGCTGAGGGCGAAGTATCGCTCGACGATGCGACAGCACTGGAACAGGCTTCGCGAGCTGACCAAGGTCATGCTCAACAAGCAGGACCTGCTGGCGCTCAAGAGCGGGGGCCTCATGCAGGTCGCGGCCCCGGCGCTGACGGGAGCCGGTTCGAAGATCGACGTGTTCCAGCGCTGGTTCGACCTCGCGCTGAGCACCGCGGTCCTCGAGAAGGACGGCTCGTTCATGCGTCCGTTCCTGACGGCAGCCTATGTCGCGGGCATGCGTCACGGGCAGACGCAGGCCAAGACTCAGCTCACGTACCCGTCGGCGGGGCACCGCGAGTCGGCGCTCCAGTCGCTGGCGCGGGTCGAGCTGGAGGGCATCATGGAGGCGGTGTCGCAGGCGGGCGTGCGGGCAGTGGCGCAGGGACTGCTGACCAACGCGCGACCGCTCGCCATCACGCGTCAGGTGCTCGGTGTCATAGAGAAGGTGGGCGTTCGCCGCACGAACGCGATGATTGAGCTGCTGGTAGTTCGAGCACACGCCGAGGCTTCGCTGGACATCTACGAGACCGCAGGCATCAGGGCCGTCGGTCTGGTGCCAGAGTCCCCGGCTCAGCCGAGGGCGTCGCATGCGAAGACACAATCGACGGCGAAGAATAAGACGAAAGGTGAGGATGCGGCGTTCAAGGGGCCGGGGTCTCGGACAAGTGATCCTAGCGCTCGCACGATCCGTCGCATACGGGCTGCTGAGCTTCGCATCGCGCGGGCTCTCGGAGAGAACGTCAACGTTCGAACGGCAGGAGACAACGACGTATGCATCGTGTGCGAAGCGATCGCGGAGAACGGACCCTACACCATCAACGAGGCCCGATCTCTCGTGCCGGCTCACCCCCACTGTCGCTGTGTCTTCGTGCCAGCCGAAGATGCGCGTTTCGCTGGGGATACCCGAGGCGTGCGACGGTCGAGCGACGTCTCATCAGGCGTAGCTGGATCACCGTGATAAGGATCGGAGCGAGTAGGCCCCTGCTCGCTGCATCATCCGCGTGGGGCGAACTAATCAGGAGACTACAGTAATGGCTGAAGACAACAGGACAGACGCCCAGAAGGCCGCGGATGCCAAGTCGGCAACTGCGTCCAACGCTGGCGGCGGCTCGTTCGCCAAGGACAACGTCGGTCGGGCCGCCGGTATGGCGAGCGCCGGTCGCACGGGCAATCCACAGCTGAACGAGGAGACCCGCGCGCGAGACGCCGAGTTGACGGCTAATCGCAGCGGCAACGTGACCACGAACAACCCGAAGGCTCCCGAGAACGTTGCCCGGCAGCACGAGAAGGTCGACGCGGAGCTTGCTCGTCGCAGCGAGCAGAACCGTCCGGGTCACGAGAAGAACATGGAGCGAGCCGAGGCTGAGGCCGGCGAAGCCCATGCTCGCACCGACAACGCCGATGACCATCGCTCCGGACACGTCCCCACCGGCAAGCAGTGGAACCGCAACACCCCGCGGATCGACGAGTCGGGCGCGAAGCACTGGGACTAACGTAGTCCCGCGCGGGTCGGATCGCGAGGTCCGGCCCGTGTCAACCTCGAGACAGAAAGGCAGGTGAGAAGAATGGAAGTAAGGAAGGGCATGCACGTGGTCTACGTCGACACTCTCGGCAAGGATCGCGACGCGCTTGTCACGGCGGTTCACGGACCGGCCGACAAGAGCCCGTCTATCAACCTCGTAGTCGTCAACGACGACGACGCGCAGACTGATAGCTACGGCAACAAGACTGAGCGAAGCTCATCGGTATCGCATCAGTCCAATCAGTGGGCGCGCGGCAATCATTGGCGGTTCGTCGATGAGGCTCGCGTCACAAAGTCGGCCTAATCGCCGGTGCTATTCGTCCTGACCTTAGCGCGACGGATCGGGTAGTACTCATGGGAGAGAAAATGCTGCATTTCTACGAGAAGCTGCCCGGCTGGGCGTCATTCGGAGAGCTCTACGTCGCGATGGTTCAGCGAGCGCCGCAGGAAGGTGCGTCGTTCGTCGAGGTCGGGTCGTGGCTCGGTCGGTCCGCCGCGCTGATGGCGGTCGAGATCATCAACAGCGGCAAGAGCATCAAGTTCGCCTGCGTCGATCCGTGGGAGGACGGCGGCCCGGACCTGCGCGACACGAACTACTACAAGGACCTGCCGAATCCGGTGTACGACACCTTCCTGCACAACGTGTCGCCAGTGCGGCACGTCATCGCCACGCTGCGAATGCAGTCCACCACGGCGGCGCTGCACTTCGGCAACGAGAGCGTGGACTTCTTGATGCTGGACGGCGACCACAGCTACGAGGCGGTGCACGACGACATAGAGGCGTGGCTTCCCAAGATGAAGCCGGGCGGTGTCATCGCGGGCGACGACTATCTGTGGCCCGGCGTCAAGCAGGCCGCCGACGACGCCTTCGGCCCCCGCCTCAAGTCGGTCGTGAAGAAGCAGCACCGCGATTACAAGCAGAGCGTCGCGTACTGGTGGACGCAACTGTGATCGCCGTTGGAATCATAACGGCTCCGCGCCCCCGCCCAACGCTCGCGCAGTCTTTTGAATCGTACGAGAAGGCGGGTTTCGAGGGACCGACGCACATCTTTGCCGAGCCGGGCTCGCAGGACGTACCGATGGCAACGAGCGTGAAGGTGCACCGCAACCCGGAGCGTCTCGGGAACTTTCGCAATTGGGCGCGGGCACTCTCTCAGCTCCTCATGGTAAACGAGGCGTGGTTAATGGTGTGCGAGGACGACATTCGGTGGGCGCGCGGTGCGCGCGACGTGCTGGAGAACGACCTCTACAGGTGGCAGCGCAAGGACGACGACATCGGAGCCATCAGCCTGTACCTGCCCATTCGCATGAGCAAGGTGATTGAGACGACCTACGGCGTGCCGCTCATGCGCGGATGGTATCCGCTGAATCTCGGCCGCAAGACGTGGGGAGCGCAGTGTCTCGTGCTTCGCAGGACGTGGGCGGAGATGCTGCTTCAGGATCAGGTGCTGCTGGACCTGCTCGCCGATCCGTCCAAGGACAAGAACGTCGACGCGCACGTGGCCGAGGCGCTGTCGCGGCGGGGGCGCAGTATCATGTGGCGCGTGCCCTGCCTCGTGGATCACGCGTTCGGCGACGGCAACTCGAGCCTCGGGTACAGTCCCGACCGACCGCAGCTGAAGACGAAGTACTTCAAGGAGACGGCACGGTGAGAGCGACGATAGTGATGGCGTACTACGAGAACCCGGGCATGCTGGCAAAGCATCTCGCGGAGTGGACGCAGTACGACGACAAGGACAAGGCGCGGCTGTCGGCGGTCCTCGTGGACGACGGCTCGCCGCGCAATCCCGCCGAGGCCGCGATACGGGCGCACGGCAGCGTCGGGTTTCCGATCACGCTGCTCCGCGTCCTCGAGAACAAGCCGTGGAATCAGGACGGCGCGCGCAATTTGGCGATGAAGATCGCAGAGGGCTGGACGCTGATGACCGACATGGACCACATGCTGACGCGCTACTCGGTGGGCGGCCTGCTCGAGTGTGTCAAGGTGGCGAAGAGATGCGACTACTACATGCCGCAGCGCGTGGATCAGGACGGCGCGCCAGAGCATCCGCACCCGAACTCGTTTGTCATGCACGTCGACGACTTCTGGTCGATGGGTGGCTACGACGAGGACTTCTCGGGCGTCTACGGCTCCGACGGCAACTTCCGCAAGTGCATGCGGGCGGGCCTTCGCGAGATGAACACGACGCTGTTCTGCCTGAAGCGGTACGGGCGCGAGGCGGTGCCGGACGCCAGCACCACGGACTGGGGACGCAAGGAGAGTCCGTATCACCGCTCGCGCTTTCCGAAGCTCGAGGCCAAGTCGAGGGGTCCGGCCTACCGCGCCAAGGATCACCTGCGCTTCCCGTGGGAGCGGGTGATCTGATGCTCCAGATCGTGCTGTGGAAGTGGGAGCAGGCGGGCACCAATCGTGTCTACACCCACGAGCATGTCAACGTGATGTGCACCATGCTTCGCCGTCACCTGACGAACACGCCGCACCGCATCGTGTGCGTCACGGACCGCGACAGCGGCATCAACGAGTGCGAGACCGCGCCGCTGTGGAGGGACGCAGACGACCTGCCGAACGCCACCGGGCGGCATCTGCCGTCGTGCTATCGCAGGCTCAAGCTCTACGACCGCGAGACGCAGAAGGACATAGGCATCGACCGCGGCGACCGCATCATGGGCATCGACCTCGACGCCCTCATCACGGGCGACCTGCGCGAGGTGGTGCAGACCGAGGGCACGTTCGTGGGCTGGCACCTCAAGCGCGCCGACCAGAAGTATGTCTTCAACGGCTCGCTCCAGATGTTCACGGCGGGCGACCTTCAGGAGATATGGTCGGAGTTCGATCCGGCCAAGTCGCCCAAGGCGGCATTCGCGGCGGGCTTTCGCGGCTCCGATCAGTCGTGGATCAGCTGGAAGCTCGATGGTCGCAAGGACTGCGTAGGGCTGCTGTATCCCACGGTCAGCTCGTACCCGCTGCAGAACAGGATAATGGGCGAGCTCAAGCACGCCACCAAGATCGTTTTCTTCCACGGCTCGCAGAAGCCTTGGGACACGCAGGCCAGATTCGACAGTCGTTGGATCGATCGTTACTGGAGATGACTACCATGATGATGTTCGACCGCTACTCGTTCGACGACGCCGCCAAGGTGGCCATCACCAAGGACGGCTACCTTGTCGCGACCCCCCGCGTCGCCCGCACGGGGATTCAACTGTACTACGGGCGCGAGCTGGGCGTGACCGGCAGGGACGCCTCGAAGGTCTTCAAGGTGTACCGCCCCGAGAAGGAGGTCTTCAGCAAGGACTCGATGGCGTCGTACGCCTACAAGCCCGTCACCGACGACCACCCGCCCGAGAACGTCACGGTCGACACGTGGAAGCAGTACTCGCGGGGCCAGATGGCGGGGGACGTGGCGCGGGACGGCGACTTCATCCGCGTGCCCATGGCGCTCATGGACGGCGGACTCGTCAAGAAGTACAAGGACGGGAAGGCCGAGCTGTCGATGGGCTACGAGTGCGAGCTGGTCTGGCAGCCCGGCACCGACCCGAAGACGAGCGAGACCTACGACTGCTCGATGAAGGACATAAGAATCAACCACTGCGCCGTCGTAGACGCGGCGCGCGGTGGACAGGACTTGCGAATCGGCGACGGTTCGGGCTCGCGCGTGGACCTAGCGGTCTATGCGAACGCGCTCGAGGCCATCGCCGCAGGGAACGTCAACAGGGACACTGCCCTTGCTGACGGTGACGGCCATCTTGCCAGAGACAAGCAAGGGCACAGTATCTACCCGATCTCCAAGGCGGGGGTCGTGTACGCGAGTAGCCTTCGGGCGATGAAGACCGATGCGGTGACCAAGGGTGACGGCGACGTCCTAGCGGCGATCGACAATCTCTTGGCTCGCACGGATGGTTCAACAGGTGCCGTCAATGACGGCCAAAAGGAGACTACCACTATGACGAAGACCGTTATGGTTGATGGACTGCCCGTCGAAGTCGTGAACGATCAGGCGGCCGCCATCATCGACAAGGCGCTTCGCGACATGGGCGTCAAGATGAAGACGCTCGAAGACGCCTTCGGCAAGGAGAAGGAAGAGAACGAGAAGAATAAGAAGAAGGTCGAGACCGACGCGGCGACTCACGCCACCGTGCTCGCGACCAAGGACGCGGAGATCGTCACGCTGAAGAAGGCGGTCGAAGACTCCAAGCTGACCCCGGCCAAGCTGGACCAGCTCGTCAAGGACCGCGCCGTAATCGCCGGCAAGGCCCGCGCCATTCTCGGCGACAAGCTCGTCGTCGACGGCAAGAGCGACACGGAGATCATGAAGCAGGTGGTCGACGTCAAGCTGGGCGACGCAGCCAAGAGCTGGAACGAAGATCAGGTCAAGGTCTCGTTCGACACCATCACGGCGGGCACCAAGCCGCTCGACGCGTCGGTGTCCGGTCTGTCCGACACGGCTCGCGCGTTCTCGGCTCCGGCGACCTACGCCGACCAGTCGAACACCGAGGCCGTCGTCGCTCAGCGCGACAAGCGTCTCGCCGACGCCTGGAAGGGCGAAGCGCACAAGGCCAACTGATCCTTCGGCGCCGACAAGAAACACGGGGCCGCGCGAGCGCGGCTCCCAGTCATGAGTACATCCCAATTCAATCGGTCATTCAGGAGATAACATGACCACTCAAACGACCTATTCTGAGCGCATGGCTCCTCCGGCACCGGGCACCCTCGCGGGTCAGGTGAATGAGGCGCGCATCACCACTGGCATCTGCGAGACTGCGGCCCCGGGCATTGCCTTCGGTCGCGCCGTCTCGCAGGGCACGCTGTCCGACGAGGGCGTGATTCTCGGCGGCTCGCTGGCGGGTTTCCGCGGCGTGTCCGTTCGCGACATCACCCTTCGCGGCGACGTTGCCACTGCCAACCTCGACAAGTATCAGCCGCCGAACTCCATGGCTGTCATGGAGTCGGGCGATATCTGGGTCGAGCCGAACGAGGCGGTCACCGCACACGCGGCTGTCTACTTCGTCGCGGCGACCGGGCTGTTCTCCGACAACTCGTCGGGCGCAGTTGGTCCGGTCCCGGGCGCGTACTGGAAGACGTCTTGCGGCGTCGGCGGTCGTGCCATCCTCTCCATCCCGCAGGGTGGACGGGCCGCCTAACCGTTGGTCTTCGTAGACTGACAAGCTGAAACCAATAAGTCCCGGCGAAGGCCGGGCAAGGAGACTAACGAACATGAGACTAGTTGACGCTCAAGCGGCTCTCGGCTTCGCAGTGAGCCAGACCTCGCACATCGAGCAGGAAGTCTACCAGACTCAGTACCCGGATATTCAGTATCCGGCGCTGATCCCGGTGGACACTTCGGCCAACGAGTGGGCCAAGTCCGTCACGTACTACTCGTCCGACAAGGTTGGTCGGGCCGGGTGGTTTCACCACAGCGCGAAGGATATCCACATCGCGGATATCGAGCGCACCAAGAACGAGGTCGGCATCGAAATGGCCGACATCGGCTACCGCTGGACCCTCGAAGAGCTGGGTCAGGCGATGATGATTCCCGGAACGCGTCTCGGTCCCGATCGGGCCGCCGCCGCGCTTCGCGCCTACGAGGAGTTCATGGACGACATTGCCCTGTCGGGCAAGGCCGAGAAGAACATGAGCGGAATCATCGACTACCCGGGCATCACCACCGTGCTCGCGGGCATCGAAACCGGTCACACGGTGTGGGACCAGAAGACGGCAGACGCGATCATCGCCGACGTGAACAACGCCATCACCGGCGTCTACACCGAGTCGCTGACCGTCGAGATGGCTGACACCATCTTGCTGCCGATCCAGTGCCTGACCATCCTGTCCACCAAGCGCCTGCCCGAGACCACGGCCTCGGTGCTGGACTACATCGCCACCAAGAACGTCTACACCGCGATCACTGGTCGTCCGTTGACCATTCGCGGCGTGCGCGGGCTGGAGACGGCGGGGCAGGGCGGCTCGGGCCGCATGGTCGCGTATCGCCGCGATCCGTCGGTGCTCAAGATGCACATTCCGATGACTCATCGGTTCCTGCCCGTGTGGCAGACCGGCCCGATGATCTTCGACGTGCCCGGCATCTTCCGCGTCGCCGGTCTCGAGGTTCGTCGCCCGAAGGCGATGCGCTACGTGGACGGCATCCTGACCACGGATCAGCTGTCGTAAGACGGCTGACTCCGATCAACAAAGACCCGGGGGCCGTTCAGGCCCTCGGGTTCCCAGCAAACAGAGGAGGCATCTCGTGATGCAGGCAACACTGATGAACGTGGGTGACAATGCGCGTGTCATCAGCGACAAGAGCAATTCGCGCGTCACGATCGAGATTGGTCAGATGATCGAGACCAATATTCACGATGTCCACTACAACATGATAAGCCGGGCCGCCGCCACCGACACGCTTCTGGTCGTGCCGAAGGGCATCAAGCGCAGCCCCCGCCTCCACAAGATCATGGAGCTGATGCAGGTCGTCGCGACCGGACCCTACGACGAGGTTCTCAGTGGCTACGCCACGGTGATCGAGCAGGGCGACATCATCAGGCTTCGCCCGACGCGCACCGAGATGCGCCTCAATCTGCGCGAGCAGGCGCGCGCTGAGGTGCTTCGGGCGTCGAAGAAGGTGAACATTCGCGAGCAGGGCGACGAGGTCACGCGCCAGAATCCGAAGACGATTGTGACACCGCCCTCGGAGCAGCGTCCCGAGAAGACCATCAAGCTGCCTCCGTCGGAGACGCAGGAGCCGAAGGTGGTCGGACCCGGCAAGATCTCCGACGAGCTGAAGCAGATGATGACCGCCGATTCTGGGCGCGGTGTCCAGACTGTCGAAGACTAGGAGCAACCGATGCCCTACACGACGCCGACCTACGAAGAGTTCATCGTCCGGTTTCCGGCCTTCGACGACGAGATCACGTGGCCGCAGTCGATGGTCGAGGCCGTGCTGACCGAGGCCGCGAACAACATTGACACCACGTGGCGCGAGGCCGACTACCAGCCCGCGATCATGTATCAGACCGCGCATCTGCTCTCGACGGACAACGCGGTCGAGGAGGCGACGGTCGGACCGGAGACCTTCATCTCTGGAGAGTCGTTCGCCGGGATGAGCACGTCCTACTCCGAGGTTCAGGGCGGAACGCTGGCGTCGTCGGAGACTTGGGGCGGCACGACCTACGGGCGGCGCTATCTCGATCTGCTACGCAAGAACAGGGGAGGTCCGATCGTCGCATGAGTGCAGCACTGATCGCGCAGAAGCAGGCCTCGGCCCATCGCATGATCCAGCGATGGGGCGGCATAGGATATCTCATTCGGGACGGCGTCCAGCGGGCAGCCACGATGGCGCGCATGGAGTACACGCCGCGCGAGCGCGGGCTGTTCGGCGACAAGGCCTCGCGCATTCGCATCTCGGCTATCGGTCTGGCGGTCGCGCCGCATCACGAGCTCGACACCATTCTGTACGAGGGCGAGGAGTACAAGATTCTTGACGAAGTCACGGGGCCGCGTGTCACCAATGTCTTTGTCTACTACGACTGCAACTCGATGTTCACCAACGTCGACGGGGCCGGTTCGTAGTGGCAACGGCAGGTCCAGCCCAGAGGTTTCCCGACAATCTCATCCGCATCAGCTTCCCGCAGATCGGGGGCTTGGTGTTTCTGCGTGTCGCGCAGCGGTGGGATGGGGACGTGGCTCCGATCTCGCCGAGGGCGCTGGTCAGCGGCCTGCCGTGGGCCGACTTCGACCTGTTCGCCGTGATCGACGGAGTGCGAGACCCGGACGGCACGCCGTCGGACAGTGTTCCGATCGCGAACCCGGTGACGGACAACATGCTGACGAAGTATCGGTATTGGGCGCAGTATCCCAAGGTGCGCGCCGATCACAACAGCACGATACCCGGCTTCGACACCTACGTCGTCGATCTCGCCAACTACGTCGAGGTCTACAACCACATCATCACCGGTCGCGTCTACATACTCTCGAACCGCGACGACGCGCTGGCGTACTTCCGGGGGCCGGGTCTGCTGCCCGGTCAGGACCCTGATCTGGTCGGTGTCGGTCTGTTCACGAACACGGGCGAACCGATCGTCATCAATCCAGTGCCCGACGCCAACTTCTGGGGAGCGGTCGCGACCAACGGCTGGACCTACCACATCGAGCCCGCGCCCCCGATCACGATCTACAGGCGCGACGAGACCGCGGTCGTCGTGCTCAACCTCGCGAAGCTCGTGGCCGACATGCCGCTGGTCAGCGGGCATCCGCCGACGCAGGCGGTCTTCACCGTGGACCTGCCCGTGAAGCCGACCATCGCGGTCGGACACGGCGCGACTCTGGGGTGGACGCTGTCAGCCAGCGCGTGGTCGCCTCAGCTGTCGGACCCGGTTCGCGTCTTCGAGCGCAGGAGTTTCCCGGTGACGGACGAGGTCGCCACTCCGGTCTCTGGCATACCGGGCGCGTTCACCTATCAGTACTACGTGCCGACGTTTCCGCATCCGCAGGCGGTCGTGAGCGACACCAATGTCGGCACCACGGCGCGGCGGGCCACCGTCACGATCACCTTCGGCGTCGCGTCGGTGCCGCCGTCGGTGTCCATATCGCTGGCGAATATTCCGGTGGGCGAGGGATGAACGTCGGGGAAGCATTCATCGTGGCGGGGCTGGCGCTGCTCGTCGGGGCCGCCGGGGCCTATCTGCTCCTCAACGAGCAGAGGGTTGCTGCGGTGCGGCAGGCGGCACCGCAGGCGACTCCACCAGAGGTGCGGCCCGCGCCCTTTGGGCCAGTGCCCCATCTCGTGCTCCGCGCCCCGGAGGTGCTGCCTGCCCCGCAGGAGCCGCCCCGGGCGGCGGCGCAGCCCGCGCCCGCGCCACGGGCCGCGCGCAAGAAGTACAAGCAGCCCGCCCGGGCCGCCGCGAAACTGAGATCCGACTGGCATCAGCGCCCGCCGGAGCAACCATTCTCACTGGAGAAATTGTTCAATGTCCGATGACACCCGCGAGGACATTCTGGCTCGGCTGTTCGTGGTCGCGCAGTCGATGACGGGCATCACGACCAACGCCCGGAATCGGGGGCTCATGGACAACGAGAAGCGACCGGCGCAGGTTCTGCTCGACGGCGATGAGAGCCCCCGCCTCGTGCTCGCCTCTCGTCTGCGCGGCAGGGCGGGGCCGATGGCACCGCAGCTGATGGAGCTTCGGCCAGAGGTCTACTATCTGCCGAAGGAGAAACGCCCGACCAACGTGAAGGACGGGAAGAACATCGGGACCGAGGCCAACGAGTGGCGCATCGCGTTCCTGACCAAGGTCTGGGCAGACGTCGAACTGGCGGCGCTGCTCGGCGCCAACGGAAGTATCGTGTACAACGGATGCGAGACCGACCTGAAGTCCGGGTCCGCGCTGTCAGGTGAGATCAAATTGGACTTCGT